ACTATTCCTTTGACCGCGATCACTGGTTTTCCAACAGCAGGTACTTTAACTATTGGCACAGAAGATATTACTTACACAGGAATTTCTAGTTTGAATTTAACAGGATGTGTTAGAGGAGTTAACGGTACAACAGCCGCTACTCACACTACTGGTGATGCAGTTGCACAGTCTCCAAGAGGCATGACTGATATTCAAGAAGCGAATTACAGAGTAGATACTACAAGTGTTGACACACCTATGACAAGAATTAGTAGATCTCAGTATCAAGCATTTTCTAATAAAACAGATCTAGGTTTACCAACTCAATACTGGGTCCAAAGATTTGTTGATAAAGTTACAATGACTTTATATCTAACACCAGGAAGCTCACAAGCAGGAGACTTTATAAATTTTTATTACACAAAAAGAATTGACGATGTAGGAGCATACACAAATGCAACAGATGTACCATACAGATTTGTGCCTTGTATGATAATGGGTTTATCTTATTATCTAGCTTTAAAATATGCACCACAAAGAGTACAAGAATTAAAATTATTATACGAAGATGAATTAAAAAGAGCTGAGTCTGAAGATGGTTCTTCTAACTCAACTTACATATCACCTAAAATATATTTTCCAGGGGTTGCCTAATGACTAGTTTTTCGCAAGGTAAATATGCGTTAGCAATATCAGATAGATCAGGTATGGCTTTTCCGTATAACGAAATGGTTAGAGAATGGAATGGTGCTTTAGTGCATAACTCAGAGTACGAACCTAAACAACCACAGCTACAACCTAAACCAACTAATGCAGATCCACAAGCTTTACAAAGAGCAAGACCTGCAAGAACAGAATTTGCAACAGAAGATTTTTTACCAAATAATCCTTTTCAACTTAGTTCTACTCCTTTAGTTCCTACACAAAGAGCACTTAGTGTTAATGCAGCTAATAGTGATTTAGTGAATGGAGATCACGTTAGATTTAGAAATGTTAAAACTCCTTTACTTACTGATGACGGAACTGTTTATTATCAAGCAATAGAATTAGAACTAGCCACAACTTTAACTAATGCAATAAATGCAACTGATACAATAATTACTTTAGATGATATGCCGAATGTTGTTACATTAGGTAGTACATGGCCTTCTTCAGGTTTTATGATGATTGAAAAAGTTAATAGTGAAACAGGTATGTTTGAAAACGAAGTAATTGAATATACCGGAGGAAGAAGAACTGATAATATTTTTCAAGTAGTTTCAAGAGGTACTTCAGCTCCTTATAGAGGAGTTAGTCCTGAAAAAACAACAGCAAGTTCTCATCCAATAGGAGCTAAAGTATTTGGTTCTAGACCTGTTACAATGGTACAAACTACTTCCGTTAATGACGCTAATACAACTGTTACAAAAGAAAATAGTTATTTAGTTCCAGCTCTTGCTATACCTTTGGATTTTGTAGCTGGCACATATTTAGCAGGTGGTGGTTTGCAGTGTACATACGGCCCAATAAATGATAGAGCTTAATTATGTCAGGAGTTTCAATTTATACATACGATACACTTAAACAAGCAATCAAAGATTATACTGAGGTTGATGATTCTGTATTTACAACAACTATCTTAGATGGTTTTATAATGGCTGCAGAGCAGAGAATTAATACTGAATTACCTATGGACTCAGATAGATTAGTACAAGAAGGTACACTATCTACAGATAATAATACAATTAATAGTCCTGCTGGTGCTTTGTTTATAAGAGGTGTTGAAGTATTTAATTCAACAGCAAACACTACAGGTACAGGTACTTGGTTAGAAAAAAAAGATCAAACATATCTATCTGAATATACTGATAGATTGACGGGACCAGAGGGTGATTTAACTGCACAAGATGTAACCGGTTTTCCAAAATACTACGCTATGTTTGGTGGTGCTACAACTAAAACAGACACAACATCTGGAGGGTTATATATAGCCCCTACACCGGATGCAGCATACAAATTTAGAATATATTACAACAAAATGCCTGTAGGACTTGGTTCAGGTGATGATGGTAATTCTAATACATACTTAAGTAATTACTTCCCACAAGGACTATTGTATGCATGTCTTGTAGAAGCATTTGGATTCTTAAAAGGGCCAATGGAGATGTTGACACTCTACGAGAATAAGTATAAAACATCAATACAACAGTTTGCGGGAATGCAGATTGGGAGAAGAAGACGAGACGATTACACTGACGGAACTGTTAGAATACAAGTCAAATCACCTTCACCCTAAACTAGGAGATTTTTTATGACAATAACATCAGCTATTTGTAATTCATTTAAAGTAGAAATTTTACAAGGTGGTCACAACTTTAACGATGCTAGTGGTGCACCAACAGGTAACGCATTTAAGTTAGCTTTATTTTCAAGTGACTCAGCTTCATTAAGTAAAACAACAACTGTTTATACAGCACCTTCATCTGCTAATGCAGTTCCAACTAACACACTTGAAGTTAGTCAAAGTCAAACTGATGGCGGAGCGTCAAACAGTGGTTATACTGCAGGCGGAACAGCGTTAACAGCATCAGCTGATCCAGTTTTATCTAGTGACACAGCATGTGTAAAATTTAATGATGTTAGTTTTACTTCAGCTACGTTTACAGCAAGAGGTTGTTTAATTTATAATTCAACAGCAGTTACAGGATTTACAACAAACAGATCAGTGTGTGTTGTTAATTTTGGTGCAGACAAAACTGTAACAAGTGGAACATTCACAGTTCAATTTCCAGCACAGACAGCAGGAAACGCAATCGTTCAGATAGCATAGGGGTAAAAAATGGCTGACGTTACACTGACAGTAACGGGTCTTTCTTCTACTTCATCTTTAGGAGACCTTTCATATACAGGCGCTACTTCAGGGTATGGCCGTTATAGTTGGGGACAAGCTGGTTGGAATGATTCTACTTTAATTGAACAAGGTTGGGGGAGAGAATCTTGGGGTTATCAATCTTGGGGTGATACACCAATTGTTACACTTCCAAGTTTATCAGCATCAACATCTTTAGGAGCATTAACTACAGAAATAAGACCCGGTTGGGGTACTTTACTTTGGGGACAAAATGGTTGGGGTTCTGTTGAAGAGGCTAATGAAACATTACCAGGTTTATCTGTAACATCAAGTGTTGGAACTCTTATAGCAAAAGATGTTGTAGGACTACCTGCATTATCAGCTCAAACTGATATAGGTAGTTTAACTTCATTTTCTAATCACACACTTACATTACCTAATCAAGGTATGGTATCTTCGTTAGGTCTTTTAGGAACAGAAGATTCTGTAGGTTTATCTGGTCAATCTGCAACTTCTGCAGTAGGAAGTATATTGCCTGCAGATGTAACGGGTTTAACAGGTCAGTTAGCTGAAACAGACGTTGGTGACATAACAATTTCATCTAACCCAATTCATTTGTTAACTGGTGTTTCAGCTACAAGCGCTATAGGTTCTTTAACAATAGATAATAATACTAAAGTTACTTTATCTGCTTTATCGGCTACAAGTGCTTTAGGTTCTTTAACTACAACTCAATTATCTATAACTAGTCTAGTAGGATTAGGACAAGTAGCTACTTCAGCAGTTGGAGAAGTTATTGTATTAGGCTATCAAGATATTGATATTATTGGAAATACAAGTTATAGTGCTGTCAATAAAACAAATAGTGCAAGTTATTCCGATGTTGACCTTGTAGGCGAAACATCGTATACAGATGTAACACACGTAGCTTAGGAGAACAAAATTTATGGCATCAACTTTTACTAATCTTGGCGTAGAGCTAATGGCTACTGGCGAAAATGCCGGTACTTGGGGAACAAAAACTAACGCTAATTTAAACCTTGCAGAACAATTACTAGGTGGATTTAAGATTCAAACTTTAAATGCAGCAGGTTCAGGAGCTAATACAACAGCTTTAGGAATAGAAGATGGTGGATTAACAGGTGCTGCTCAAAACAGAGTTATTATCCTTGGTGCAGTATCACCAGAAGCAATTACAGGAAACAAAGTTGTAACATTTCCCCTTCTTACAGAAACTTTTTATTTTATTAAAAACAGCACATCAGGTGCATATACAGTACAACTAAAAGCAGTATCAGGTTCAGGGGCTACAGTTACTTTTGGAACAACTGATAAAGGATATAAACTTTTATACCTTGATGGCGTTGCAACTAACACTGGAGTTATTGAAATACCACTAGCTACAGCAGGTACAGTAACAGAAACTGGTACTCAAACTTTAACAAACAAAACTTTAACATCACCTAAAATTGGTACTTCTATTTTAGATACTAACGGAAACGAATTAGCTTTACTTACAGCTACAGGTTCAGCAGTAAATGAATTTACAATTGCAAATGGTGCAACAGGTAATGGACCAAGATTATCAGCAACTGGTGAAACTAATGTTGATTTAGATTTATTAGCTAAAGGTACTGGTCATGTAACAGTTAGAGGTAATGATAATCCAGGTTCACTTCAACTTAACTGTGAAAATAATTCACACGGAATTAAACTTACGTCACCTGCGCACTCGGCTAATCAGTCGTATGAACTTAAATTTCCAACAGGGAATGTTACAGCAGATAGATTTTTAAAAGTAGCTTCTGTATCAGGTTCAGGTACTACAGGTATTGGTCAATTATCTTTTTCTGAAGTATCTGGTGGAACTTCATGGCAAGCAGTAAAAACTTCTACTTTCACAGCAGTAGCTGGTGAAGGTTATTTTATTAATACAACTGGTGGAGCATTTGAAATGGATTTACCTGCAGGAAGTATTGGAGATGAAGTTTCTTTTATAGATTACGCAGGAACGTTTGATACTTATGCACTTACCATTGATCAAAACGGAACAGAAAAAATTGCAGGATCAACAGATCCATTAACAGTTTCAGTAGAAAGGGCAGCTAATACTTTGGTTTATGTAGATGGAACTCAGGGTTGGTTGCTAAAGAATAAATAATTATGGCTACTTATAAGGAGAAAGTTGGAACTGCGGTTGTCAACTACGCTGGTAATTACCCAGGTGCCGTGAAAGGTGAGCTTTGGTACGATAGCACCAACAAAGATTTCAAATATCAATATCCAAATGTAACAGCAGCTGGTTCATGGAGCACTGGTGGAAGTTTAAATACTGGTAGAGCAGCTTTAGCAGGAGCTGGTGCTGGTTCAACAGCCGCTTTAATGTTTGGTGGAAATGATGGACCTGGTGGACAAACAGAATTATATAATGGTTCTTCATATAGTGAAGTAAACGATTTAAATACAGGTAGATCAAATTTAGGTGGTGTAGGAATTTCTACAGCAGCACTTGCATTTGGTGGTTACAAAGACGTTCCACCAGATACTTATTATGCAAATACAGAAACTTGGAATGGAACCAACTGGACTGAAGTTAATGATTTAAATACTGGAAGAACTAATATTTCAGGAAACGGAACTACAACTTCCGCTTTAGGTTTTGGTGGTGACACTGGACCTAGTCAAATTGCAAATACAGAATCTTGGAATGGAACCAACTGGACTGAAGTTAACGATTTAAATCAAGCAAGAGTATCACTTGGAGGTGCGGGTGATAGTAATACTTCTGGTTTAGCTTTTGGTGGTAATAATGGTGGTACCCGTTATGCAAATACTGAATCTTATAATGGAACAAACTGGACTGAAGTAAATAATTTAAATACTGCAAGAAACGCACTTGTAGGATTAGGAACTCAAACAGCAGCCATAGCAGCTGCTGGAACTACTGGATCAAACTCAGCACTTACAGAATTATGGAATGGAACTAACTGGACAGAAACAACAGATCTTTCAGATAATGGAAATTTTATTGGTGGTGCTGGATCATCTACATCAGCTATAATTTCTGGTGGAAATGGAAGATCACCAACTGCATCATCAGAAGAATGGATAGGTGCAGGTCAGCCATTAGGTGCTTGGTCTTCTGGTGGAAATTTAAATACTGCTAGAAGTGGTGTTGCAGGAGCAGGAACAACAACTGCTGGCATAGTTTTTGCAGGAAAAACGCCTCCAAACAGTTACGTTGGAAACACAGAATTTTATGATGGAAGTAGTTGGACAGAAGTTAATGATATGAACACTGGCAGATATGAGGTTGGATCTGCTACAGCTGGAACACAAACAGCTTCTTTAGCTTTTGGAGGGGGTACAAGTGGTCCTGATAATTATTATGCTCTTTGTGAATCTTTTAATGGAACAAACTGGACAGAAGTTAATGACATGAATACTGGGACACCAGGAAGATATGGTTTGGGAGGAGCTGGTACTAATACAGCTGCTTTAGGATTTGGTGGTTATTTTCACCCACCTGGTACAAGAACATCAGCTACAGAAATTTGGAATGGAACCAACTGGACTGAAGTTAATGATTTAAATACTGGAAGAACAGGTATAGGTGGTTGTGGGGCTACTAATACAGCCGCTTTAGCTTTTGGAGGATCAGTGCCTCCTAATAAAAGTGAAACAGAATTATGGAATGGAACTAATTGGACTGAACTTAACGATTTAAACACGGCTAGAGAAACACAGGCTAGTATAGGAATATCAACATCCGCTTTATGTGTTGGAGGTTATACAACTACTTTTGTTGGACTTACAGAAGAGTGGAATGGAGCTAGTTGGACTGAAGTTGCAGATTTAGCGACAGCAAGAGCATATGGAGTAGCGGGAGGTGGAACAACAACTTCTGGTTTTGTAGCTGGGGGTCAATCAGCACCTGGAGCTGGAAATGAATCAGCAGCAACAGAAGAGTGGAATAAACCATCAAATGTGGTAAAAACATTAACAGATTAATAAAAGGAGAAAACTATGGCAAAAACATATCAATACTGTGTAGCAGAAAACTGGGGAAAGGGTTTCATCGATCACGTTGAATCTCAAAGAATCACGTTTGTAGGCTATCCTGGAAATGTTTGGCAAGTTCCTGCATACAACAAACACGGTAATCTTTGGGTTGCTAAAGTTGCAGGTACTGTAAAAACTAAAACAGAAGCACAGGCGATTGTTGATGCAGAGGTTCAAGCAGCGCAAGCTGCGTGGGATGCTTTACCTGATGCTGAGAAAGCACCAGCAGTAGAGTCTAACACAAGACCTGCTGACATAACATTAGAGGAATAAAATTAAATGGCTACGTACTTAGGCACACATGGTAGTAGAATACAGAACTACACTACGGATCCCGATAATCCGAATACGGGAGAGGTGTGGTATAACGATACGTCTAATGCGTTAAAGTTTCAAACACCTAACACAACTACATCTGGTTCATTTAGAACTGGTGGAAATTTAAATACAGCTAGACAATCTGGAGCAGGATTTGGTATTTATACAGCAGCTTTATTTTTTGGTGGAACTAATGGTAGTAATCAAGCTTTAACTGAAGCTTATAATGGTACAAGTTGGACTGAAGTTAATAATTTAAATGCTGCTAAACAAGGAAACACTGGATTAGGTGCTACTGGTACGGCTGGGTTATCTGTTGCTGCTCCAGGATCTGCTGACGTAGAATTATGGAATGGCACAAACTGGACAGAAGTTAGTAATATAAACACTTCTAGAGATGTTATGGGATCTTCTCAACAATCACCATCGACATCTGGATTAGTTTTTGGTGGAAGTGTTACAGGTACTAATTCAGCTTTAAATGAAAGTTGGAATGGAAGTAACTGGACGGAACTTGGAGATTTAAATACTGCAAGAAAAAGTTTAAGCGGATCAGGAGATACTACTACAGCAGCATTAGCATTTGGAGGAGGTCCACCTTCAGTATCAGTAACAGAATTATGGAACGGATCTAACTGGGCAGAAGTAAATGACTTAAATACTGCAAGACAACAATCAGCTTCAGCAGGAACTCAAACAGCAGCTTTAGTAATAGGTGGAGAAGGACCTGGCGGTAGAGTTGCAAATGCAGAATTATGGAATGGCACAAACTGGGTAGAACAAAATGATTTAAGTTCTATTACAGGTGCTAACGCAGGAGGAGGCACAACATCAAATGCTTTAAGTTATGGAGGAGCTAATGCTACTAATTCAGTAGCAATAACAGAAGAATGGATAGGTGCAGGTGCCGCGGTCGGTGCTTGGGCTACAGCTAATCCAATGAATACAGGAAGAAATGGTTTATCGGGTGCAGGTTCATATACATCTGCTGTAGCTTTTGGTGGATACAAAGGTCCTCCAGGTTACGCAAACGAAACAGAAAAATATAATGGAACTAACTGGACAGAAGTAAATGATATGAATACAGCTAGATCTACACTTGGAGGTAATGGATCAAGTGATTCTAATGCTTTAGCTTATGGTGGAGAAGCAGCAGCACCAACATTTATGAATGGACTTACAGAAACTTGGAATGGAACTAACTGGACAGAAGTAAACGATTTAAATACAGTAAGAAAACAAGTTGGTGGTTTAGGAACTAATAATACAGCAGCACTAGCACTTGGGGGAAGATTAGATCCTGGACCTAGAATAGCAAATGTAGAACAATGGAATGGAACTAATTGGACTGAGGTTAATGATTTAAATCAAACAAAAGGTTCTACAGCTGGATCAGGAACAATAACTTCAGGAATTTGTATTGGTGGAGATATTCCACCATCTACAAATCAAACTGAATTATGGAATGGAACTAATTGGACTGAAGTTAACAATTTAAACACGGCTAGAGAAGATGTGGGTTCAGGTAAAACTAATTCTGACAACACAACTGCATTAGCTTTTGGTGGAGATGCACCACCACAAACAAATAAAACAGAAGAATGGAATGGTGCTAGTTGGGCAGAAGTAGCTGATTTAAGTGTTACAAGAACTACGTTAACGGGAATGGGAGATAATACAAACGGTTTAGCTGTTGGTGGAGAAAATCCATCTGGCAGATTAGGGTCAACAGAAGAGTGGAGTTCAACATCAACAGTAACTAAAACGGTAAGCACGGATTAATTATGGCAACATACAAAGAAATTAAAGGAACACAAATCGAGGTCTTAGCATCAGACCCATCGAATCCTGTTGAAGGACAAGTTTGGTATAACTCAACAGATAGTGTTTTAAAAGGTCTAGTGGCAACTGGTTCAGCAGCTTGGGCTACAAGTAATGCTTTAAATAATGCTAGAAGCAGTCTGTCTGGTCAACACACTGGAACTCAAACAGCTGCATTAGCTTATGGTGGATATGGCACAAGTTCAGATCACACTAATTTTACTGAGCAATATAATGGAACTAACTGGACTGAAGTAAACAATTTAAATACTGCTAGAAATTCAAACGCAGGATGTGGAGTTCAAACCGCTGCAATTACAGCTGGAGGAGTTAGTCCTCCAAACACATCTTCTACAAATACTGAAACTTGGAATGGAACTAACTGGACGGAAGTAAATAATTTAAATGTTCATTCTAGAAATTCAGCAATGGCTGGAGCAGTTCCTTCTGCAATAAATTTTGGTGGAGGTCCACCTAATACAGCAGCAACAGAATCTTATAATGGAACAAACTGGACTGAAGTTAATGATTTAAATACTGCAAAAAAAACATTAGGTGGATGTGGAACTTTTACTAATGCAATTGCTGTAGGTGGTGTCACTCCTCCTGGTGCCAGGGTAGCAGAAACAGAACTTTGGAATGGAACTAACTGGACAGAAGTCAATGATTTAAATCAAGCTAGAGAAAAATTAACTGCAACAGGAACTTATACTTCTGCAGTTGCTTTTATGGGAGATGTACCCCCACAAACAGGAGCAACAGAAACTTGGAATGGAACTAACTGGACAACATCAACAAACATGAATGTTGCAAGAGAAAATGGAGGAGGTGCTGGAACTCAAACTGCTGCTTTAGCTTTTGCTGGTAGTATACCACCTACAACTGGAGTTACAGAAGAGTTTGTAGGTGCAGGTGTACAAACAACTGTTACATTTACAGACAGTTAAGACTTGTAATATATTTTAAACAATATATATAAGAAAGAAACATAAAGGATAAAGATATGAAAAAAGACGTCAAAGAAGTAATACAAGGTGAAGAAACTCATTTAAATAATTTATTAGAACAAGAAGATCTATCTGCTTTTAAAGGTATGGTAGACGAGCTTAGGGACACTTGGACCAAGAAACAAATGTTTCGAACAGAAA